AGACATTGAATTTATTATTTATCACCAACTAGGGGAAAATCCTGATAAAGGTATACTTGATATAACAATAGACAGTATAACCACAGATGAAGGATTAGCTGCTCCTTACGGAATAGCAGAGGTCAATTTAAATACAGCCTATAGGCTAGAAAATTAAGGAGAAATAACATGGCATCTCTCAATTTACAGAGAAATTCTGAAGTGTTCTTTTCAACAGTTGATATACTTGGTACTACTAGTGGTTCAGCATCAGTGGCAGTAGCAATGACTCCGGCTAACACCTGGAAGCTTGAGGTATTGGCTGGTTTTGCTGCTACATCTACATCAGCTACTCAAGACATCACTTCTCTCGAATCGGGTTTAAGCCCTGATCGTTCACAACAAAGATTTAATACCGCAATCAATCCTGTTGATTGGAATATTCAGGTATATATGCGCCCAACAGGAGTAGAAACTACTGGCGCTGCTAACGGTACTGTTGCAAAAACTAATGAATCTGGTAATACAAAACCTCTTGCAGACTGGTATATGTGGCAAGCTCTTGTTTCAAGCACTCTTGCTGCTACAAAATCGCAAGTAGCTGCTACACGAGTAGCAGAGCAATCTATTTGGCAAACTGGTGGTACTCTTAAAACTAATACTATTGCAGCTGGAACTCGTATTCATGCTTCAACATCTAATTGGGCTGTGGCTCCAGAATACTTTATGTATTTTAAACTTGATAACGTAATCTATCAAGTAGACAAAGCCACAGTAAATTCTGCTACTGTTGATGCGGGAATTGAAGATATTGCTACTGTTACTTGGAGTGGATTCGGTACTGTTATGAAAGAACTCACCGGAGCGCCAAGAGATATTGCTGTTGCAACCTTTGGTGGTATTAAAAATGGTGGTGGTGCTGCTGTTGTGGGTAACTCTAATGCTCATGCGCTTAGTGCTGCATCTTCTTATCACCCATTTAATACTATGAATGTTGCTGGTACAGTAACTACTAACTCATTTATTAAGAATCGTTTGAGTGCTATTGAGTTCCACCATAAAGCAACAGCATCAGCAGCTGATGAAAAGTTTACTTTCCCAGTAACTTCTATGAATTTCGAGTACACTAACAATATCACCTATCTTACTCCAGAACAAATCTCTGCTCTTAATGAGCCTATTGGTCAGTTCTCAGGAACTAGAAGTGTAACAGGTTCTACTACTATGTATCTACGTGCAGGAGATTTAGAATCTGCAGGATTCTTACGTAATATTAGTGAAGATACACGTACTAACTCTGCTCAAACATCTAATGCTAATGTTATTATTGGTGGAACTACTGCTCCATACGTTGCTTTCCAAATGAATGCAGCACAGTTTAGTTTTCCAGCAATTCAAACTGAAGATGTTATCTCTATGAGTGTTGACTTTATGGCACAAGAAACTAGTGCTAATAAAGGCGATGGCGGAGAAGTTGAAATTGTAGCTATCAAAGGCTAACTAAAAAATTAATGTGTTTCTGAGGGGGAACACCACATTATTAACCAGAAGAGCACCCACTACTTGCAAGTCCAGGTTCCCCCTCACCTAAGACAAGCAGATATGTAGTGGGTGTTCGTTTATCATCCTAGAGGGGAAAACTATGAGTAAAATTAAAGGCTTAATTGCCAAAGAAACAGCAACTTGGGTTCAGTTTCCAGAAATGGAAGAGTTTGAAATTCATCTTCGTTATCTAACTCGTGAAGATCTAATGAAGATTCGTAACAAGGCTCTTACATATAAGTTTAATAAACGCACTCGTCAGCGGGAAGAAGAAGTTGACAACGAAAAGTTTCTTGAAGCATATGCTGAAAAAGCAATTGCAGGTTGGAAAGGGCTTAAGGTAAAACATTTACCGGTTCTTTTACCTGTTGATATTTCAACAATGGACGCCGCAGAAGAAGTAGAGTATTCTATGGAAGATGCAATTGAACTTTTAAAAAATTCTACAATTTTTGATCAGTTTATTACAGATACCATGAATGACTTTGAACAATTTTCAGTTAAGAAGAAAGAAACAAACTTAAAAAACTAACTGACTACCTCCAAAGTTCTTTTGGGGGTGGGGGTTTAACAGCAGATCAATATATATTGATGTGTGAACAGATGGGTTGGGAACCACAAGAGGAAGATCTACCTCAAGACGGCTCCAACCTATCTTTAGAATGTCAACAAGCTCTAACAGTTTTAAATGCTCTTCCTGATATATTCGAAGGTATGAATGGTACATGGATGGGAAAAGACTATAGCGGTCTAAGTACTATTATGGATATTTATGAAATTGATGATAGACGTTCGGTATTTGAATTGTTAAAAGAAGCTGAGTCGCTGTTAGGAAAATACTATGCACAGCAATCTAAGCAACAAAGCAGAAGTCTAAAAAAGGGGTAATCGTTGGCAACTATTAGAAATACTATTGACACACAATTTACAAGTAGAGGTGCAAGAGCTGTCAGGGAAGAGACTGAGTCTATCGGTAGAGCTCAGACTCGACTCGGCCAAAGTTCTGCATCTGCTGGGCGTTCTTTTTCCGCCCAGTCTTCTGGATTAGGTGGATTAGTTGGTGTGTATGCAGCTGCTGCTGCAAACGTATTTGCTATCAGTGCAGCTTTTGAAGCACTAAATGCTGCTGCAAAATTTCAAACAATTATTAAAGGTACTGAACAACTTGCCAATGCTGTTGGTACAAGTTCTAAGTCTGTTATAAATAGTTTAAAAGATATAACAGATGGTCAGCTGACTATAGCTGAAGCAGCAAAATCAGCTAACATCGCTTTGTCTGCAGGATTTAATGTAGATCAAATTAACCAGTTAGGTTCCTTAGCAGCTAAAGCTTCTAAGACATTAGGTAGAGACTTAACAGATTCTTTTCAACGTCTCACCAGAGGTGCTATTAAACTTGAACCAGAACTTTTAGATGAATTAGGTATTTTTACACGGTTAGATCCCGCTGTAAACGCTTATGCTATATCTTTAGGTAAATCTGTGTCACAGTTAACTGCTTTTGAAAAAAGACAAGCTTTTGTTGTTGGTATTTTAAAAGATGGTAATAATGCTTTTAAAGATATTGATATGAGTGGTGAATCAACTCAAAAAACTTTTGAAAAACTTGTAGTTAGTTTTAGTGATCTTGCTATTGTAGCTGGTGGACTATTAGCTGATGCTTTAGTACCTTTAGCTAAATTTTTAAATGATAGCTTAGGTAATCAATTAATTTTATTAGGAGCTGTAGGCACTTTAGTTTTTGGTAGATTAGCTACAGCTGTAGGTGCTTTTGTTACTGGAGGTATTGCAAATCTTAGTATCGGTCTAAATAAGATAGCAACTGATATGGCTACTGTTAGTACAAGCGCTACAGCTATGACTGCAAGAACTGCTGCAGCTTCTGCAGCTTTTACTGGAGCAGGTGCTCTAGCCGGTTCTAGCAGGGCTTTTGGTTCGCAATTTAAAAGTCAATTAGCTGCTGGTCCTTTAAGTTTGGGCCAAGCACAACAGGCTCAGCCTAAACTCGTAGCAGCATTAAAATCTGAAAAAGCTCTACGTTCACAAATACGTAGACTACAAATGCAAGGAGTAGCATTAACTGATGCTCAAAATAAAAAATTACAACAATCTGTTAGTAGAAGTAGGGCATTGGTTGTAAGTCTTAGATTAGTTAGAGATCAAATTTCTTTAGCAGGTGTTGCTGCAAATGGATTAACTGCAGGATTAACTAAAGCAGCCACTGTAGCAGCAACGATGGGTGCTTTGTTAGGTGGGTTATTATCTTTACTAAATTATGTATTAATTGCAGCGGTAGCTGTACAACTTATTGGTAAACTTTTTGGTAAAGATATATTTAAAGAATTATTAGAACTATACAAAGACTTCACTGCAGAATCTCGACAAGCTGCTGCAGGATTAGAAGAGCTTAATTCGAAGATAGGTCAGACGGGTAGTAAATATATAGAATTAGCTAGGACTTTAGATGCTGCAGGTTTAGACCCTGACGAAAGAACTGTTGCGGGGTTATCCGGTAAAATAGATGATCTTACAGGAGCAGCCAGAAAAGCGAGAAGAGAAATAGCATTTTTAGAAGCTCAAATTGCTAAAGGTGTACTTGGTGACCCAGGTGTCGGACTAAACTTTGGATTTTTTACAAACCAAGGTATGAACGAGGCAGAAAATGAGGTAGCGCGATTAAAAGGCGTAGTTGAAAACTTAGACGATGCACTTAACATACTTGGAGGCAGTATGTCTCAGTTACAAGGATTTGAGGACTTTGCTAAATTTATAGGTAAAGCAAAGGAAGAGGTAGACGGTCTAACTCAATCTTTATCTAGACTTTTTATACAAGGAAAAATCGGAATCTCTTCAGTTCAGACTAGTGCAGATGGAACAATGAAAGACTTTTTAAAGACTGTACTGCCTGTAAAGGCCGTACAAGGAGATACATTAGCTGATATGACTAGTCCTTTTGCTGATAACTACACCTCGTTTTCACCTCCTTTAGGTCAAAACAGTGCGGGCCAGATCGACTTGACCAGAGCTTTTCAATTTAAAGATCAATCAAGATTTTTAGAGCTACAAACAGATAGAGAAGGTAAATACACTGCAGGTTCAAAAGCATTTATACAAGCTGCTGATGCTACCTCAGATGCTTATCTTAAAATACAAGAATTATTTGAAAGTTTAGCTCTCGGAAATATTAGTCAAGAAAATGCTGGTAAGCAATTAGGAATCCTTACTCAACGTTTAGAAGAGGCTCAAAAAATTATTAATAAGGGTTTGGGTGATAATACTTTTTTTAACGAGGGTACTCGAGCACAGGCAGAGGCGTTTCTTAACTCTATTGGAGATGGGATAGCCTATGTAAATGATAGACTTAGAAATCTAACAGAAGAATTTATAGCACAAGAAAAACTATTTCTTCAACTAAATAAGCAATTTAGTGGAGCTAGTGGATTTATAGATACGGCGGCCAGTACCGGGATGATCAAGGCTAGAACTGGAGAGATTGCCAGAGACGAACAAGACATAGCAAACTTTAGACGTGAGAATTTTCTACTATTAGCTGAGCAACTTCGAAAAATACAATTGATGAGCCCCTTAGAACAAGAGCGACTGGGTTATGTTTCGCAAAGAAAGTCTTTAGACCAAAATTTGTTATTAATAGCTAAGGCGTCTTTTATGGAGACTGTTAAGTTTCTTGCCACTACTAAAAAACAAGTTGATGCAGAGGCTCAGAAAAAGCAAGCTTTACAAGATCAATTAGATATTTTAAGACTGCAAACTGCTGAATCTAAGCGACAAGCACAAACTAGACTTGATGCCGCAAGAAATAATTTTATTATGAGTCAAGGTAGTAATAATTTTACTAGAAACTTAACTGGGTCACGTATACCTTTTCCTGCAGGTACGCGGGGAGATATTAGAGGATTTAGAGAACCTGTAGGGCCAGGAATGAACTCAGGCAATGGCGGTGCTTTAAATTTTGAAGGAGGTCAAGCAGGAATTAACCTTATGAAACAGCAGCAATCTCAAATGGATTCTATGCTTTCAAGACGTAAAAAATCATTAGATCTTGCTAAACAGCTTAGGGATGTATCTATGCAAACTGCGGATATAGAAAGAAAGCAAAGAAAGCAAGCTGTGGATTCAAGAGGTGCTGCAGCTAGTGGGGCTGCTGGTTTAGCTGTGACCAGAGCTCAGGAAGCTGCTACTATTATTGAGGAGAGATCACTTTCTACAACTAAAGAAATACTTGATGCAAGAATAGCAGTAATGGCCGCTGAAAGAGATGCTGAATTAGCTAACATTGGAGCTGCTGCTGCTTCAGCCAAAGAAGAGTTTGCACAAAATCAAGAAATATTAGAAGAGAAAAGAAAAATTCTTGAGGCGGAACAAAAACAACAAATAGAGGATACTAATCTTGCAAAAATAGCAAGAGAAGCCAGTTTAGAAATTGTTAGAGCTGAGAGACAACAATTAGAGGCTGCAAAACAACTGGAAATAGATAAAGTAAAAGATAATAAAGCCGCTATTGAAGCACAAAAAAATCTAGCTATTAAACAAGCTGAAATAGCTCGTGCAAATAGAGATGTAAGTATACAAGCAAATATTGATACTCTTACAAATCTTAAATTACGAATAGAAGCTGATGATAAATTTTTAACTAGATATGCCGATATAACTAAAATGGTATTAAAAGCAATGAAAATAACTTTTGACCCAGAAGATTTATATGGTGTTGGCTCAAACAATCCTAATCAGAAAACTCCTACTGAGCTAATGTCAGAGGTAATTGACGGCTTACTTAGCAGTGCTGGGGAAAGATTAGAGTTGTCCGGTGATATAGAGGACGACCAAAAAGGTACTGCAACAGATATAGCAGAAAAAGATGAAAAAGCTAGACTACTTAGACAAGCACAACTTGAAAACGAGCTAATACAATTAGCTCAAATTAATGATATGAAAATAGCAGAAGAAGATAGAGAGACAGCCTTTATAGAATTAGCAGCACAAGACCAAGCTGCTATAATTGCTAAAAAATTAGAAAATATAGACTTAGAAAAAACAGCTAATCAAGAAGCTTTTGCTGCTAAAATGTCTGAATTAGGTATTGAAGCATCAGTAGCTAAAGAAGCATATAGATTAGCTAGAGAAGCTGCTGAATTTGACATAAGCCAGAAAAAACGCATGGTTCAACTAGGAAAAGATCTGGCTTACGGTATATCTGACACTTTAGGTAATGCTATGATGAAATTCTTAACCAATCTACAAGAGGGTAAACCACTCATAGAAGGTATTGGTGAGCTATTTACTCAGATGTTATTTGATATTCAACAAAAAATACTTAAAGCCAGTGTTATTGATCCTATAACCGATTCTGTAACTGACTCTTTAATGGGTAGCTTTGGTAAGATGGCTTTCTTTGGCGGTAAAGCTGCTGGTGGTGTAGTACACATGGCTGAAGGTGGACAAGTTAACTCACTCCGTGACCGTGTACCTGCCATGTTGGAACCTGGAGAATTTGTAATTCGTAAATCAGCTGCTAAGTCTATTGGACAAAGTAGATTAGGTCAAATGAATGCTACTGGTGCTGGTGGTATGGGTAACGTACAATTTAATATTGTTAACAATGGTGCACCTAAAGAAGCAGCACAACAAGGACCACCTAAAATTGATACTGATAAGATTGTAATTGATGTTGTGATGAGAGATCTAAATTCAAATGGTCCTATTAGAAAAGCCATGAGAGGTGGATGAGGAAATAATATATGACTATAGCTACATACCCTGATGATGCAATAGCACCTATAACAGCTTTTTCTGTTGTAGCCACTGCTAGTTTTAATAATACTGGATTAACCAGAGTAGCTTTTAACTTACCTAGTACTGTTACTAGTAAAGGAGAAGTTACAGCTTTTGATGATGGTATTTTACAATCTACTTCTACTTACTCTTTATCTAATGCAGGTCAAACAATAAC